ATGTTGCCAGCAAAGGCCAGAATGGCAACTTCAGCGTCTTGGTTGATCGCATAGCGACGGCTCGGGTTCAGCGGCACCATGTTGCGCGCACTGTGCGGGCGGAACTTCAAGAACTTGGTGTTCAAGAAGAACATGGTCTTCGCATCGCAAAATCCGCCGATGGCCCCATCCAAGACGAAGTCGGCACTCATGTACTTGATGGCATTAAAGCCCATGTCCGCAGTCTTCGGGTCAGTGAAGCGTTGCTGCGGCTGGAGGCTGCCCATGAAGATGCCCCACATGATGTCATCAGCAAGGATCAGATTGGGCTTATCTGAACCACGGTTTAGACTCGCCCACATCGTGTTCATCGCCGGAGCGATGGTGCTGATGGTCGCTGCCGCGCCCATCGTAGTGGACTTGGAGCGCCAGAAGGCCCAAGTCGCGCGATCAATTCCGCCGTATGTACCCGTTGCCGGGTTGACAGGTACGGCGGCCTTGAGGCCAATTAGCTGTTTTCCTCCAGCCAACGAGCCGTCAGAGTAGATAGCGGCTGCGATGAGGTTGGCCATGGTTGCCTCAGCGACGTTCAGGCGTGCGTCCATGAGGTCAATCATCTGCTCCTTCCCAGCGTTCTTCAACTCCTCCAGACCTGACATGATTACAGGAACTGCTGCTTGCTTCAGGTCATAGCGCGCAGCGCCGATCACGTCCTGCGGCGCAACCGGCAACAGGTCGTACCCCGAGTACCAACCTGCATTCGCATTCTCCGCAAAGGAGACTTCTTCAATGATTTCTGATCCACCCGACACGGTGACCACATTACCGCTCCGCTCCATGTACGCGAGCGCGGCATTGTTCTTTGTCACATTGTCTTGAATCTTCCTAGTGCGACTTTCAATGGTCGTTGCCATGATGTCGCTATATGCGGTCGGAAAGGCCATTTCAACCTCCAGTCAAAGTTACGTTCTACTCATATGACGATCCCAGGCCGCTTCAATTTCAGCGCGTCTGGACATGCCAAATGGGTTCCCATCACTTTGCGAGGGTGCTTGCCCGCCTGAGGGTAAACTGGCCGACGCATTAGTCGCCTTCTGTGCGGCTGCACTAAGCTGAGCCGCCTTGTCATTCACGTTCCGCTGGGCGACCACCTGTGACACCTGCGGATGTAGTAGTATAGCCTTTTTGTAGGCATCTTGCAAACTGAGGACTTGGTTACGATTCGCTGCCATCTCTAACAGGTCGGCCATGTCCGCCTTAACATCTTCGAAGAACTCATTGGCTGGGTCCTGTGCGAACTGCTCAATGGTTTGATTCGTAGACTGGTTAATCATCTGCTCGCCCTGACTCTTCGCCATGTTCATATCATTCATGAACTGGCGGAGGGGTGCGAGCTGCTGCTCAATATAGCGTAAATTCGGATCGTTCTGTGGCGCGGCCTGTTGACCTTGCACCTTCCCGCTCAGGAGGGAGTCTAGCATGGGGATGTCCACCCCATACCGCGTGATAGCATCAACGATCAGCGCTGCCTTCTGCTGGGGCGACCCCACCCGCAGGATGGCGCCAGACTGCATGAGAGACTGGAATGCGCTGAGGGGGGTGCCTCCCTCGGCGGCAATGAAGCCCATGTATGGCTGGACGACGTTGCTGAACTCCTGGTGGAATCGCCTGGCCTCCGCGCTGGTGCGCAGCCCCTCGTCAATCTCACGCTCGCGGCGAATCACTGCCGCCTGCTGGGCAGGGTCCATCTTCCCCCACAGCTCCCTCTCCTCTGGCTTCCAGCTAACTGGAGCCTTTAGGGCAGAAGTCTGTGTGGGTGCAGCCGCACCGGGCGCAGTAGAAGTATCTGATTTCGTTGAAGGGGAAGCTGGCTTGCCTGAGACAAACTTCCCCGACGAAGGGTCCTTTACGACTTCTTTCTTAACCCCAGCCTCAGGAACCGCCCCTTCGGCTGGAACACTGGGGGATGGTTCTGTTTTGACTTCGTCGGGGGTGTCTCCGGCGGGTTCGGGCGTCTCGTGTACTTGAAACGCTTTTTCGATATCTTCACGCATGTCTCCGGACATTATGATCTCCTATATACTTCCTTAGCTATGATCTCCCGGCGCTCAGCGTCAGGGAGTGCCCCTTTGCGAAATGCTTCACGTTCCGCCTGTATCTTCTTCCTCGTCTCCGTGTAGTCACGATAGTCCGTAACTTCGTTCCGCTTGTTATGCTCGCGTAAGGAGGCCCTGCCGAGGATATGCGTCCCATCCACTGGACTTATGAAGTCCCCAATGTCCTTGAGAATTGTATAAGACGGAGAGGACACGTCCTGGGCTGGGCGCCACCGCCCGTTGGAGCACACCCACTCCGCCCCGTCTACGACGGCCACCCCATCCACTACCTCATGCAGCCGGAGGTTGATTTGCACCCATTTCCTTCTCATGGTCTCGTTGCTCCTGTCCTTGTTGCATCTGCATAACCATCTTCTCACGCTCAAGCTGCTGGACCTGGCCCTGCTTCACAGTCTCGCCCTGCTGACGCATCTCCTCAATGATTTGCTGGAACAGGCCATCCATCTTTAGCGAGTTCTCGGAGAATACTTCCTTCAAGACCTCAAGCTCCTTCTTGGTTTGCCCCTCCATCTGGGCAACCTTCAGCTTAGTATCGTTGTCCATCTGGGCGACCTGCTTCTTCGCATCCTCCATGATCTGAGCAATTTGCAGGCTCGGGTCGGGCGGGGGCTCTTGCGGTTTCTGGCTGGCCTCTTGCATCATCTTGATCATCTGGTCAAGCATACCTTCCATCTCGGTGGCACCCTTGAACCCTGCGGCCGCCCAGCGAACCATTTGTCCCAGCATGGGCGCACATTGCGGAGCCATCTGCACAAGGGGAGCGCTTTGGGAGAAGAACTGCCCCACTGCGGTGAGGAATTCAACACGCGAATCCCTTTCCTGGTTATAGTCAGGCATCGCCAGGCTAGCCTCGCTGATTTCCACTCTATACGGGTTCTCTCGCGGGTTCCGTATGAGAGCGAGCGCCTCAGCCACAAGTTTTGGATCTTCACCCAACTCAATCTGCGATTGTTTCTTGATAGTCTCGTCTTGGAATTGCTGGGATATAATCTCCGCCTTAATGTTGAGTATCTCCTTAACGAAATTTGAAACATCCTCTTGCCGGTCCTGTATCCGCATAGAACCATATTGCGCTTTGAGCTCCTGACTTCCCAAGGTTTCCCTTGGGTTGGAAGCCCCACGCATGATGTCTGCAATGCCAGTGAGCTCATAGATCTCGTTAACCTTCTGCTGCTTTTGGGCGACCAGCTTCTCCAACACGTTGGCGATCATCTCAATGGGGAACCAATCAACGGTACTATGTAGACCGCCTTTTTCTGCGAGGTACTGGAACTTCTCGGCCGGAATCATAACGTTCTCAGTGTTCTGAGAACTCAGAATCTGCTTAACCTCAGAGTTAGTCTTGTCGTATATGCCAGCCACGCGCAGCGCGTTCTCTAAGAGATGAACCCTTCGGTCAAGGTTGTCTAGTTGCCTGTATTTGTCTTGCTGGAGGCGGTAATCCGCCATCGGCATGAGGTCTTCATTCGTTAAGTTGGACAGGAGAGGCTTCGGCGCAGGCCAGAAATGCTTGAGTCGGAGGGTGTAGTCTTTCTCGTCCAGCATGGAGTCCACATCGTCGCAGACCCAATAGGTCTTCTTAGTCTTCTTGCAGAGGACCTCGTAGATGCGGACCTTATCAGAGGTGAAGTCCTTTGGGAGGCCGTCTTGGTCTCGCCTGGTGGCCAGCTCTGACACATATGCGTCAAACTTCTTCGGGAAGCGGGTGCGGGCCTCGCCCAGTGGCATCCATATACCCTTGGCGATCCACCATACTTCCTCCCATCTCCTTGCAGGCGACCAGTAGAAGTCCTTCCAATTCACATAGTCCACGACTATGCGCTCGTCCGTGATTTGCTGGTACTTCTGCGCGGGCACGAGTTCCATCCCGTCCGGCGTGTTCACTGGCTCCGTCTCGGCGTCAACGATGGTGGGTTCGTACCTGCACCATACGAATCCGCCCCCAGGCACGAGGTAGTCTATGACGCTCGCCATCACATTGTGGTGGAGCTGATCCCTGTCAGTGGTTAGGTCATACTCGAGACATCGCTGGTAGATCAGCGCGGCTACGCGCCCAGGCGCATCGTCGGGGTGGTTCCATTGCCTCTTCACCAATGGCTTCGGCTTCTTGGCGTAGAGGGCCGCCTTGACTATGCCCGTGTTCACCCAAAAGAGGTTATATCGCGAGTCAGAGTCCGTCTTCTCGCGCTTATCCAGGAACTTCTTATGTATATCCTCTCCTGGACTCCAAAACTTCTCCTTCAGTGTATTGGACCTTGATCGGATTTTCCCGAGCCACCATCCGTAGGAGTACTTAGATTCGTCGGAAGCTTGATCTCGTGCCATATAGGTCCTCCAGCGTGAATGCGTAACTCGCGCCGTGCGCGCGAGGGTCGGCGATGCCCCGGACTTCGTCCGGTGCTGAGAGCACAGGATTGTCCGCAGCGTCGGCCAATATCATATACCTAAATCCATCGGCGTAATTGGAGCTCCAGTCGTGGACGGGGGTGTCCTTGAACACCTTACGATCCTCATCCCACTCCTTATGGTATGTCTTCAGGGCCATGCGTCCTTCGGACGTCCCTTGCTTATCAAAGAAGAGGAGGGGGAACCTCTCCCTGGCGGCCTGAATTCCATCTAGTAGGTCTAGATTCGGGACAATTCGGGGGTGTATTCCCTTGGCGAGGAATTGTTCAACGGTGGAGAGGCCTGTTTGGAGAGACTTCGCCCGTGCATCCTGCGGGAGCCAGACCTTCCCCTGCGGGGCGCGGAGCTCGGAGACTGTGGCAGCAATCCATTCTATGTAGTAGGAGACGGGGCGCGTATTCGCGCTGAATGTTCGCAGGATTCGTAGTCCATCTGGGGCGCGCTGCCATACCCAGGCAGCGGTGCTGTCGCGCCAGCCCAAGTCAAATGCGAAGTGGAGGGGGGTCTGATCGGGGGTCAGTGCTAGGACTCTGCCTTGCGTCTCCGCCCTCTCCATTTGCCTCGCATAATAGGCCCCGCGCGTGGACGCTTCGAAGCTGCACAGCATTTCCTGTGCGAACTCCTCCTCATCCATCATCCGTCTTAGCTCGTCCAGGTCCTCCTCGGAGATGACCTCTGTGTCGTAGGCAGTGAGGCGCTCAGTGTACCAGGCTGGGTCGTCTTGTCGGCCGTACCACATGTCCCGGAAGTGGTTGGGTCCGTTGGGCGTGCCCATAAATACGGCCCAACCGCGCCGGTCCAGGAGGGCAGGGAGCAGGACTTCCTTCCATATGCTCGGCTTCATTCCCCCAAACTCGTCCAGGGCTGCACCGTCTAGATAGAGGCCACGGAATGAGTCAGGGTTGTC